GTTTCCCAGTCACGATCCGGGCGCTCGACTGCAAGAAAATCTGGTGGAGTTCAAACTTGGATTTCATCAAATGTTGATGCAGGTGCTGGTGGATCAGGTTCAGGTGGCGGTGCTGCAAGAACTGATGGTACTCAAAGAGCTTTCACTGAAGATCAGTTGAAAACTGTATTGAGATCATGCTTCGATGCTGGTGGAAACCCAAACATGATTATGGTTGGTGCTTTCAACAAACAGAAGCTATCTGGCTTTACTGGTGGTTCAACTAGATTTGACCAAGCAGAAGACAGAAGATTAGTTACTTCTATTGACGTATATGAGTCAGACTTTGGAACATTACAAGTTGCTCCAAACAGATTCATCAGAGGTGCTAACTCAACTGCTGCTAAAAAAGGTCAAGATGCGTTAGTATTAGAGATGGACTACTTCGCTGTTGCTTTCTTAAGAGATTTTGCTCTACAAACACCAGCTCAGACTGCTGACGCAGATCAGAGATTTATGGTTGCAGAGTACACTCTTGAGTCAAGAAACGAAGCTGCAAGTGGTGCTGTTTACGATCTAACTACATCATAATAAATAGTTTTGGTGGGGGAGTAATCCCCCATCATTTTAATTAACAATTTTGTTTGGTCTTTGAAGATTTAAAGTCGGAACGAAGCAAATAAAAAGGATAAAAAATGAGAACATTAAACGATTACTTTATAACTGCTGAGATTGAAGATATATCTACAGCTTCATCAACTTTTGTTGCAGTACCTGATGGTGGTAAAATAATTAAAATTATTACTGCTTTACAAGGAGCTATCTCTGGAGGCAATGCTGCAATAAGTTTTGAAATAGGTGGCACTGCTGTAACTGGTGGTGGCATAACTGTTGCTCACTCTGGCTCTGCTGCTGGTACTGTAGATTCTGCTGAACCTACTGCTTTGAACAGAGTAGAAGAAGATGGAACTATCGAAATGATTACTGATGGTGGTTCTACTGGAGCTAAAAAATTACTTGTGACATTTGTTATAAGAAGATAATAAACACTTGAGGGGATCTTGCCTAGCGGTATTTCCCCTCTACCTAATAGGAGAAAAATATGAGTTATAACTATGCGTTAAGACCTGGAACTACTCAGAAACTTAATACTAATAATTCTTCAACAGCTTCTGCTGCATTTGGTTCACAAACTGAATACATAAGAGTGGTTGGAGATGCTAATTGTCACTTTGTTTTAGGTGCTTCACCTACAGCAAGTGCAACATCAGCTTTACTACCATCTGGTGAAATAGAAATATTCAAAGTTTCACCTGGAGAAAAAATTGCAGTATTTCATGGTTCATCTACAAATGTATATGTCACTGAAATGAGTGCTTAGTGGCTAGACAAAAGTTTGTTCATTTTGTTCCAAGACCAAAGCCTAGAAAAAGACCTGGCAAACACAAAAAATCTCAGAACAAAAATGAGAAACGACAAAAGAAACAAAAAAGATATAAAGGTCAAGGCAGATGAAAAAAGACATAACAATTGATGGATTACAAAAAACCACATATCTCAAAGATGAGATGGATGGCAAAATTGTTACTAAAGAAGAAGTTAATATAAATCCACATATTGAACACAATAAAAGATTATATAATCTTAATGATGGCTATTCTAAATCAAGAGATATGAAAAGAGTGGCTAGTATTCCAACTTTAGCTTTATCTGTCTGGGCGAATGAGTATAATGGAACTAATAATTGGTTCGGTCTTCCAAAAGAAGTACAAAAACAAATATTAAAAAAAAAATTAAATTCAAATGAATTTAGATATTTTAAAACCGCAGAAGGTAATTTATAATGGCACTAAGTAGTTATTCAGCACTAAAAACATCTATCGCAAACTGGCTAAACAGATCAGACTTAACATCAGAAATAGCTGATGACTTTATCGTATTAACAGAAGCAGATTTAAACTCAAAACTTAGAATTAGAAAGATGATTACATCTACTTCTATTACTATTGATTCGGAAACAGAATCTATACCTGCTGATTTTTTACAAGTAAGAGATTTTTTTATTACTGAAGGTGGTACTAAGTATGCTTTGAAATATATTACACCAGCTCAAATGGATCAAATCAAAGGTAGTTCTACATCTGGAATGCCATCAACTTATACTATACTAGGAGATAATTTTAGATTTGCACCAACTCCTGCTGCTGCATACACAGGAACATTAAATTATTATGCTAAGTTTGCAGCTCTATCAGATTCAAATACATCAAATTATATTTTAACACATCACCCAGCTATTTATTTATATGGTTCGTTATATCATGCTGCTAATTTTTTAGGTGGTATAGAACCTGCAAGACTTCAACAATGGCAAGGAATGTACACAACAGCACTTGAAAGACTTGAAAGAAACGACAGAGAAGATCAATATGGTAATGCACCTTTACAACAAAGAGGTGATGTAACAATAGCTGGTTCTTTCAATGAAAGATCATTTGCAGTAACAAACAATAACCAATAGGAGAACAATGCAAATACCTTTTGGAGAATGGCTACCAGATCAACCTGAGTATTTAAATCCAGGTGCGAACACAGCTAACAATGTTTACTTTGCAAGACAATCTTACAAACGATTTCCTTCTTTAGTTGCTTATTCATCAAACAACATTGGTGCAAACAGTAGAGGTGCAGGTTCTTTTAGAGATAACTCAAACAATGTATTTAACTTCGTTGCAAACAATACAGATATTTTTCAACTTGATGGTGGTACATTTACTTCAAGAAAATCTAGTTTAACAGGTACTGATACAGACTATTTTACATTTACACAATTCGGTCAATTTGTTGTTGCTAGTAATGGTAAAGATGCACCACAATATTATCAAATGGGTACATCAACTAATTTTGCAAATCTATCTAGTATAGGAACAAGTGGTACAGTTCCTGTATTTAAAGTTTCAGGTGTGGTTAGGGATTTTTTTGTAACAGGAAACCACACAAACAATTCAAATAGAATTCAATGGTCAGGTATTAATGATCTAACAACTTGGCAACCTGGAACTAAACAATCTGACTTACAAGACTTACCTGGTTCAGGTGGACAGATAACTCACATAACTTCTGGTGAGATAGGATATGTGTTTAGACAAAATCAAATTATTCGTATGGACTATGTTGGTGGTGCTACAGTATTTAGATTATCAGTTATATCACCTAATAGAGGTGCAGTATTAGGAAGAACTGTTTGCCAAGATAATCGTAGAGTATTCTTTTATGCAGACGATGGTTTCTATGAATTAAATGGAGATCAGGTAATATCCATTGGTGCAGAAAAAGTAAATAGATTTTTTGATACAGATTTAAACAAAGCATTTAGTGATAGAATATGTGCAGCAGTTGATCCATTTAATCAACTAGCTTTATGGCTATATCCATCTGCTAGTAACACTGCAAACACAACTGGTATATGTGATAAAGTAATTATTTATAATTATGCTACTCAAAAATGGTCAACAGCAGATGCTAGTGCTAGTACAATCTTTTCTCAGTTTGTAGGTGCTTACACTGTAGAATTAATGGATATTATTTCAGAAAACTTAGATGCTATTAATATTGCTTTAGATACTGACTTTTGGAATGGTGGTCAGTTATATCTAGGTGCAATAGATAGTGATTTTAAAGCTGCTATTTTCTCAGGTACTGAAAATGAAGGAACTTTAGAAACTAGAGAATTAGAGTTGTTTCCAGGACATAGAAGTAGTATAACCAATATTAGACCGATTGTTGATGCTACATCTACAGTTACTATTAGTAGTAAGGAAAGATTAGCAGATACAGCAACAGAATCTTCATCATCATCTATGGTGGCTAGTGGAGATAATCCAGTTAGACAATCAGGTAGATATTTTAAAATTAAAGTAACGACACCTTCAGGATCTGTTTGGACTCATGCTCAAGGTGTTGATTTAATTGCATCAAGAATAGGATTGAGATGACAGAAAAAACTGATATAGATAATGTTAGATATAGTTTTGAAACTCAAGAGTTCTTTCAAAGACAAATTGAAGAAGCTATTAATACATTAATTAATGATCGTAACAAAGAAAGCGATAAAATTTTCGCATGGTTCATAGGAGATTAGATGCCAACTAATATTAAAGATTATTCAACCACACAAGCTAACAACACATCACTAAATGGTATTTCAACAGCAGAAGGAATGTTACCTTCAAATCTAAACAATGCCATCAGAGCATTGATGAAAAATACTAGAGATTGGTTTAACGATGCACAGTGGATTGAATATGGTGATGGTGATGGAGCTTTTACTGCTGCTTACGCATCAGCAACTTCTTTTACAATAGCTGGTGTAGATGTTACTTCAATTTATCATGCAGGAAGAAGAATTAAATTAACTGCAACAACTCCAGGAACAATTTTTGGAACGATTGCTAGTTCAACATTTTCTACAAACACTTACATGGATCGTGACTGGGAAAC